TATCACAGATATCAAGACAACAACACAGACAGCAACCGGCAACACACTCGCAAAGGCTATCGTTGCAGGTATGAAGGTATTTGGTGAGCGTGGTATGAAGATTCCTGCTATCGCTTTCGTAAATTCCGCAGACTACTACGATATGGTTGCAGATCAGGCTAACTGGATTCCCGCATCCGAGATTGCAGCAGAGCTTGTTCAGCTTGGTGTTGTAGGTAAGTACATGGGCGCTAACATCGTTCCCACAGACACAGTTACCGCTAACGCACCTATTATGATGTTGAAGGGCGCACTTTCTAAGGAAATGAAGCGCAACTTCCTCGCTGAAAAGGATAGAATCCTTAACAACGGTACAACATCCTACGCAGAACTTCTCGCAGGTTCAGAGCATAGAGTATATTGGCTCAACAACGTTGCTAACGCTGTGAAACTCACGGTGGGAAATTAACAGAGGTTAGCGTATCACCCTATACTCTAACCGAAGATTTGTGGGGTGTAGCACTTTCAGACATTCAGGGTAACGATGTAGAACTCGTTGGCAACGAATTAAAGGGTACTTTGAAGAAGTTGACAGGTTCTAACGCTATCACCGATGTTTGGGGAGAAGGTTACTTTGTAGCACTTACATTCACACCTTCTGCGGCAGCCGTTAAGACAGAAGTAGGTATCAAAAACCTTGCGGAACTTGATTCCGATAATTCTGCTCTTATCAAGGTTGAGGATATGTACGGCACGAAGTTGAGAGTTGTTCAGACAGATACCAATGGTAAGAAGTTTGAATCTTACTTCAACCTCGATAAGCTGACACTTGATGAAGGAGAGTAAGGCTATGATAGTAGTAACAGAAGACAAGGCGGAGAAGTTTAAGCCTGCTAAAGAGGCAAAGACTTCAAGACCTAAGAAAAACGAGGACGAAAAGTCTGAAAAGTAACGAAAGGAAAGGGTTAGCAACATGACGGACGAAGAAAAGTTGGCAAAATTAAGGCAAATGCTTGATCCTACCGATACTATCTCGGACGATGTTGCTAACGCCTACCTTCTTGCCGCTAAGCAAGCAGTAATCAACATAGCGTTTCCGTATGGTAACGGCTCTGAGGAAATGCCTGAGAAGTACGATTACGAACAGATTGAAATTGCTGTGTATATGATTAACAAGCGCGGTGCGGAAGGCGAACTGATCCATATTGAAGGTGGCACTGATAGGCACTTTGAAACTGCTGACATTCCCGTATCTTTAAGGTCGAGAATAACAGCTCATACGGGTGGTTTCTGATGCGTACAATGGCGAGAAACAGACAGGTATTTTATTCAGCAGACTTAATCTCCGTAGGTATGTCGCAGGACACAGACGGAAATTATGTCGAGAATACTTTTAACTATTCCAATCCCGTTAAGCGCAAAGGAGTTTTTACACCTGCTGACGGCAGAGCAACGGTGCAGTTGTTCGGAGCAAACGAAGTTTATGACAAGGTAATCACGCTCAATCAGGGCGAGAACTACCTTGTTGTAGGCTCGGTGCTTTGGGTTGATACAATGCCGGAAATCGACGAAAAAACAGGTAAAACGGACACGCCGTATGACTATATCGTTACAAGGGTTTCAAAGTCTTTGAACTTCATCAATGTGGGTATAAGGAAGGTTGATGTATCGTGAAAACCATTCGTATTGACATAGCAGATGCGAACTCTGTCAGGGATGCGATAGCAGAACTGAAAGAGGTTCGTGCCGAGTGGTTACGGAAGGCAAATTTACTTTGCGAAACCGTTGCTGCTATGCTTGCTGATATGATAGCCGAAAACCTTTCGCAGATACCTTTTAGCGACGACCTGAAAGATATATCAACGCATCAGGCAACTCCGAGAATCCCTATGTATGCTTCATACGCAAAGGGGAACACGGTAATTGTCGAGGAAAACGGTGGTGAAATAGCTTTTATCGAGTTTGGTGCAGGTATCTACCATAACAGTAGCGGAAGGAACAACCCACTTGCTGAAAAGGTTGCTTTCGATACGGGAATAGGAAGCTACGGAAAAGGTCAAGGCAATAACAAATATTGGTTTGTTGCCCACAACCTTATATCTTGTGGTACACCCGCCTATATGCCTATCTACAACGCAATAGAGGCGATTAAACCACAGATCCCAACAATAGCAAGGCAGGTATTCGTATGAACTTATTTGTTAGATTCAGAGAGATTTATACAATGGTAGCAAATGCGGTACTCGCAAGCTACCCTACTTGCCGTTTCACAAACGTTTTTATCTACGCACCTTCACAGTTCCCTTGCGTTGCTTTGGTGCTGTCAGACGATGGAACGAGATACGATACAAGGGATAGTTCTAAACAGGACAAGTTCAGAGATATTACCGTTACCGTTGATGTTTTTTCCAACAAAGCTGACGGCAAAAAGACGGAAGCTGAGGATATTATGCAGATAGTATTCGACACGCTCTTCCCGTTAAACTTTCATCAGGTTTCTTGCAGACCTGCAAGCAACATGAACAATGCTTCAATTTACAGAATTACCGCTACGTTTATTGCAACAATAGACAGTAACGGAACACTTTATACCAGGAGGTAATAAGAAATGGCAACAAGCACGATTTCAACTTATCTGATGATGTCAAGTGACGGTACAACATACTCTAAGTTCCTTGACATTAAGGATTACCCCGACACATACGGAGATCCTAACCAGATTCAGGCAACGACTCTTACCGATCCTGAACATTGGTACGTTCCCGGTGTTAAGGACAACGACGGATTGCTGAATTTCTTGGCAAACTATGATCCTACTGACTTTACCACAGTCAAAAATGCTGAGGGTACAGAGGCATATTTTGCTATTTGGTTTGGTGATAATGCCGGAACACCTGACGGGCATCTTGGCAAGTTCTCTTTCAAGGGTTTCCCCTTCGTCAAGCTCAACGGCAAGGGCGTTAATGAAGTAAGAGAAATGACAGTCGGTATCGTTCCGACAACGAAGATCACATTTTCCGCTTCCTAAGCGGTAACAAATACTTTTGAGGACGGTATTTAACTATGGAAAAGACACTTAAATTTACAGACAACGGCAAGGAATACACACTTACATTTACAAGAGATACGGTCATGCGCACCGAGGATATGGGCTTTAATCCGGCATATCTCGCCGAGAAGCCCCTTAAATCACTTACTTGTTTGTGGCGCGGTGCTTTCCTTGCTAATCACGATACGCTCACTTACGCGGAAATGGACGAGTTGTTAGATAAAATCGACAAGAATGGGCTTTTAGACGCTTTGCTTGATTTGTGGAGCGCACCGATGAACTCACTTTTTGACGAGGAAAACTCAAAAAACGCGATAAAGTGGACGGTGAATTAACGGCGATACCGTCCTCAACGGTAGAGGTTGTCAGGGGTGAAGGTGAAAAACCCCGATCCCCTGACAGTTGCCGTGAAATATTTGATAAAGCGTTTCCTGCATACCTGGCAATAGGTATGACCTACGAGGAATTTTACAAAAAAGACCACACGCTCGTAATCGCCTATCGGAAGGCAAACGAACTGAAAAGGAAAAAGGAAAACGAAGACTTTTGGCTTATGGGAGCGTATGTATATCAGGCTATAAGCAGGGTAGCACCCTTGTTGATACCTTTTAACCAACACCCGAAAGCCGAGCCGTACCTGGAAAAGCCTATCCCGATTTTCGAGGATAGCGAGGAAACAGAAAACGCTGAATCAAGAGCCGTTATTGACAAGGGGCTTGCGTATATGAGGGCGCAAATGTCAAAGGTCAATAGAAAATTTGGCGAGGTATAAAACTATGGCAGCCGAGAAAATAGACGCTTTACAGTTAGACGTTACTTCGAGTGTTTCAACCGATAAAGTTGATGAACTTATTGACGCACTCGGAAGGCTTGGCACGGCACTCGATAAGCTGAAATCCAAAAGTGTTTCGGTAAACATCAGGCAGACAGGCGAAGCGTCAAACAAGGCAGCCGGAAGCGTAGATAAATTATCAAGCTCGTTTCTGAATCAGGCAATAAGGATAACTGCACTTGTTGCCGTATATAGAAAACTTGGAAAGGTTGTATCTGACGGTATAGCAAATTCAGCGACCTACATTAAGTCGCTGAATATGTTTACCGTATCACTCGGAGAGTATGCGGATAATGCTTCAAAGTACGGTGAAACAGTTAGCCAGGCGTTAGGAATTGACATAGCAGGTTGGCAGAAAACGCAGGGTATATTCCAAACCCTTATTACGGGTTTCGGAGTTACGGGCGATAAAGCCGCCTATATGTCGCAGAACATCACGCAATTATCTTATGATATTGCTTCTTTCTACGGCATTACTAACGAGGAAGCCGCTAACAAACTTAAATCAGCATTATCGGGTAGGTTAGAGCCTATCCGTAAACTCGGTTATGACTTATCGCAGGCAAAACTTGTTGATATAGGTCAGAATCCTGCTAACTACGGCAAGCAGACTTTCACTATCAACAAGGAAACGGGAGCTATCGAAGCAAACACCGTTGCCACAGACGATAACACAAAGCACAAGATCGTAAACTTTAATCAGTTGACGCAGCAGGAGAAAGTACAGTTGCGTTATATCGCTCTTATGCAGCAGGTAACGCAGGTACAGGGCAATTACGCAAGGGCGTTAAACGATCCTGCAAATCAGTTAAATGTCTTTAAAGAACAGTTGAACATGACGAGCAGAGCGCTCGGTAATATCTTTATCCCGTTCTTAAACAAGGCATTACCCTATCTGACGGCATTTGCACAGTTAGCACAACAGGCATTTCAGAGTATTGCTAATCTGTTTGGCTTTAAGTTGCCGGACATGAAAGACCGCACGGACATTTCCAAAAATGTTGCACCTTACAACAAGGTCGTAAAGGCAACGGGCGACGCTGCAAAGAACGCAAAGAAAATGAAAGACTATATGCTCGGTATCGACGAGCTTAATGTCTTCAACCCTAACACAGGTGCGGGCGGTGCAGGTGGAGCAGGTGGCGGTGAAAACTCCAACCTTAAAAACCTCAAATTGCCTGGTTACGATTTCCTTTCAAAAGCCGTTGAAAATTCTATTAAGAAGGCAAAAGAAGCTATACAAAAATTCTTTGATGATTTGAAGAAAGATCCCTTTATTCTTTCCGACATTTTCCGTTGGGGTGCGGGTGAACTTGGTGCAGACTTTTGGGAGAAGTATTTAGGAAAGACACCCGAACAGTTAAAGAAGGAAGCCGCATTACACGGAAGGACTATCGGCGAGGAATTTTGGGTACAGTTTTGGGCGAAAGCAAAGGGCGATTTAGGCAGCACGGGATCAGGCGTTTGGAGTATGCTTTTAGGCAAATCTCCCGACGAGCTTGCCGAGGAAGCAAACAAAAACGGCTTATCGGTAGGCGAACAGTTTGCCGCCAGTTTCTTTGAAAAGATCAGGTTACAAAAGACTTGGTTACAGAACACTATTTTTGATAGTGAGAATATTGCTAAACGAGCAAAAGAAGCAGGAAGGACTTTCGGCGAACAGTTTGGTATCGAACTTATGAAGTCGTACCTTGAAGCTCAAAAGGGCAACCCATTATTTGAAGCACTCACAAGGGTTATAACGGGAAAGACCGTTAAAGAGCTGATTTCGGGACTTGATAAGAAGATACCGAAAGCCGTAAAGAAGCCTACTGATAACACGGCAAGTGCCTACAAGTATGTTAGTGCAGACACGGCAAAGAAAATATCGTCAATACAAGGCGGTGAAGCGAGCAAAGATACCTACGAAACCCTTGTACCCCGTGCCTTTAAGTCAGACCTTAATACCGCCGTTACGACTTCAAGGAATACGGGAAAGAAGGTCGTTGACGCATACACGGGCGAGATAGCAAAGGGCAAGAGCAAGGCTACAAACGCAGGCGATACGGTATCAAGCGGTACGGCGTCAGGCTTAAACAAGGGTATTGCCAAAGCCAAAAAGTCAGGTATGCAGACTACTTCGGGTTATGTCGAGGGCGTACTTAAACTTCTTAAAGAAGCAGGCAAAGCGGGTGGCGATATTGGACTTGCGGCACTTAAAGCGGCAAACAAGAAGCTCAAAATCGAATCGCCCTCAAAAGCATTTGCCGAGGTCGGTAAATATTCCGTTTTGGGTTTTGCTAATGCGATAGAGAGCAATTCGTTCCTCGCTACAAATGCCGTATCTGATATGTCTAAAAAGGCTTTGAACGCTATGAGCATGGATATTATTGATCCTATGTCAAGCGGTACGGTATCTATGCCGTCCAACAACAATGCTGGATATGCTATCGGAGCAGCAAACGAGGGTGCTATGGCGACACTCGCAAGCAATATCTATCAGGCGGTAGTAGGCGGTATGTCTTCCGTAGCGAATAGCGGAAGCACGGGCAACGATATTAAAGTCATTATCGACGGCAAAGAAGTATTCAAGGCGGTACAGGCAGAAAGCCGCAAGCGTGGCGTTGCTATCAGTAACGGTGCATTTAGTAGGTAAAGGGGGTTATAACAAATGTCAGTTGAACGGGACGGAAATTTTATCACTTTATCGGCAGGCGGAGAAGCTATCAAGTTGCCTTTTGCCGCCTATGAAAGCGGAAAGCAGACTATCGCAACGGTTGTCGATCAGGGCAGAACGGTTGACGGTATCGTTAGGGGTAGCGTAGTTGCAAAAGCGATGAAGATTGAATTGAAGTGGGCGGTATTATCACCCGAAGCATGGGCGGATATTTGCAGCTTCTTCGACAAGCACTTCTACTTTAATGCAAGGTACTACGATATGGCTAAAAACGCTTTCGTAACGAAGAAAATGTATGTCGGCGATAGGTCGGCACAACCGTTAATGATGGACGCTACAACGGGCAAACCGACATACTATCTGAATTGTGAAGCAAACATTATCGGCGTAGGTGAGAAGTTATGAGATTTGTTAGCGAACAGTTTAAGGAAATTCAGGGCGAGGTTATCCGTCCTCAAACTAAACTTTATTTCGAGATAGGCACGGATATTGCAAACCTCGTAACCTTATCAGCTTTGGTAACGGAATTAACGGCTGACGGCTTCGATTATACGGTAGCACCCGTTATTCAGCCGAAAAACTGTATCAACGAGCATTTCTATGCCGTACTTGGAGATCAGGTAGGCGTTGACGATCCTAACCGCATTTGCGCCCCTGATAACCCTGCTACAACGCCTACAACGAGCGTTCCTATGGGTATAACGCCTTTTACTAATTTTGACACGGAAGCGCTGATAGGCGATTCGAGCGAATACTACACAAATTTCAGCCCGTTTCCGCAGGCGGTAACGCTTTCCTTTAAGGGTGGAACTATACCCGACACTATCAGGGTAGAGTGTTACGATTTCGATACGGACACCTGGTTTACGGAAACAACAATATCCAACCCTGAATTAAAAGAGGAAGTCATTTTTGAGCATATAGAAGACGCAGGCAATTTTCGCCGTTTTTGGGTAAAGAGCGCAAGTACATCAGGGCGTTTCCAAATGAATTGGTTGCGGATAAACTATGCCGAAATGAATTATGAAACCGATCCCGTTGTATTTGAGAACGAACATATATCTTCGGTAAACATCAGCACGGAAACAGACCTGACTTCACAGACTTTGCCGGACTATACAATGACGGTAGAGTGCCTTGATGTTGACGAGGAATATACACCTGACAAGATTTATTGGAAATACTTATTTGCTGATAATACGCCCTGCTATTTCAAGATAGGCTACGAGATAAACGGCGAGGTCGAGTATATCCCGTTTTTCTACGGACACCTTAAAAAAGCACCTGACTACTCAGAAGGCAAAATAACCTTTAATGTAGCGGTTATTTGGAATCAGGATTACAATTTTCGGATAGGTTCGTTTCATAATGCTTCACTTGCTACGGGCTACCCCGTTGTAAGCATTACGCTTTCGGAAGCTATCGAAGAAATGAATACAAGGCTTGCTAACCTTAACAAATTTTTCGATACTTATGATGTATTCAAAGATCAGGACGATATAGGCGATTCGCTCGTCAACTACTACGGCTCTATCCCTTGTGGCGACGCAAGGCAGCTCATAGCAAACGCTTTGGGTTGTTACATTATAGCAGGCGTAAACACGGTTGATTTACATAACACAAACGATATTCAGTATAAGACATTTATCGACTATGTAACGAGATATGAACAGGTACAGAATAACCTTGAAAGTCAACCGAAAGTAGGCGAGATCGTTGTTTCGAGGAATAGAAACACCTTGTCGGCAACCTATTCGGATATAGCGGCAAACGCAAACATAACCATACCTGCATATGACTCGAAATGGGTGGATTTTTCTTTGCCGTTTTATGCTTTTGGTAAATGCGCCGTTGTTGGTTCTTTGCCGTCAGGCATTTCCGCCGATTTCAGCTCGCTTTCCGAATACGAAGAAGACGACGGCACAAACACCGTCAGCATAAGCTATACTAATTCGTCAGCAACGCCCCGTACATTTAGACCTACCGTGCGTTTCTATCATGTTGATAATAAGGTTTTTGAAACCAAAGAATATAGCGAATACAATGCACCCGAAACATACAGAAACGATAACGAGCTGATTACCTGCGAGCATACGGCTGATAAAGCAAGGCGAGTAGCAAAGTTTGTTAGCGGTGCTTCAAACAAGTACGAGGTTGACCTGATCCCTGATTACCGCTACGAATTAGGTGATGTTATCAGGCTCGAAACGCAGAAAGGCGTATTTAAGTCCTGCGTTATCACGGGTTTAAACTTCACTTTCCCAGGAAGTAACGGTCATTTATCGTGCCGAAAGATTTTCTCGCTTTTGGATAGTCCGTATGCGGTATTAGACGCAAGAGGTTTAACCATTACGGCGGGCATTTATACCTTTACTATCCTTGAAACTTCTGAAAGCGGTGCGGTTATCGGAAAGTATTATGACGGAACTAAAACATATCTTTATATGTTGGGCGTTTCAAAAGTTGAAGAAGGCGGAAATATTTGGGACGCTAACGCAGATATGACGGACTTAAACGGGCATAATTGGAAGTTTATGTATTTCAGCTTTTCTACAAACACTATTGTTACAAACGCACCCGTAATTGAATTGCCGGAATACGATCCCGATTCAGGAGTTGACAAAGCGACCTACGCTGCTATCAATATGATAAATGCGGTTTACGAGCAGCAAGGCATGACCGCACCCGTTGACGAAACTTGCGTATTTAACCATTAAAGGAGATTAGATTATGCCTACATGGACTACACCAAAAACTAATTGGGTTGGCACGGACTACTTTTACAGGGGAGATTGGTTACGCATAGTCGGAAATGTCGAGTATATTGCCGACATTTTAGGCGTGGAGTTTTACCCTTACACCGCCGTATATAACGGTAGGACTTTGCTTAAAGCGAGAGAAAGAAACTATGTTACTAACACGCTTGAAACCTTGTATGCGACCTTAAATGCTTCGTGGGAGCGTGGATATGTAGCACCCCGTGTCGATTACGGCTCGCCATGGAATAGCAGGGACTTAAACATAATCGAAAGTATGCTTTTGAATATGAAAGAGCAGATAGACGGAACGGTTAGCAACACGGTTGAATACTACTCGGACGAGATTATTTGCGGAGATACTATTTCCGTTGGCTTGCTTTAATCTTCGGGTAAAAGTACACTAACAATATACAAAGGAGAATACAGTTATGGCTTTTAATAAAAAGGTTTGGAAAGACAGGATAAGCGAATACCCTAACCGCCGTACTATCAACGACGGCTATGTAACGAAGTCCGTAACGGTAGGCAGAGATGAAGGTGCTATCACGGAAGCGGGCGACGCTTTTAACGCAGCGAACATGAACGACCTTGAAGACCGTATCGAAGCGGCTATCGAGGGCGGTGATTTATGGACGGATCTTACGGGAACGCTTGCGGCAGGAAGTACGAGTCTTACAATTTCAAATCCGCTTATAACGAAATCTTCGACTTTTGATTACTATACTGAATACTTTGGAATAAACCCCGTAGGTGAATCGGTAACAAATGGAAGCATAACGCTTACATTTGAAGCTCAGGATGTAGATTTAGGCGTGAAAGTGAGGGTATCGTAATATGGCATGGTTTAGATGCATGGGTAACACGGGTGGAAGCCTTAAACTTCGTACTGCAAGCGGAAGAATAGCTACATTTGAAACGAACATAGCTGATGAATTGCAGTCGCTCAAATGCGAGATAAACGCAAAACAAGATTTACACGGCTACGACCGCCCGTGGTCAGCAGGCGGTGGCAAGAATAAATTACCCGATAGCTTTGAACAGGGTGCAATTTCGTCAAATACGGGTGCTGATTATGACACTTGCAAAACCTCGTCAACAACGAGAATAAGAACGCAAGGACTTATCAACACAAATAATCAGACATTCACGATTAGCATTAAAACGGGTTATCTGTATGTCATACAGTGTTTTGACGCTGACGGACATCTTTATATTGACAGTTTTTCTAATCAGTGGAAAAGCGAGACAACAACCTTTTCAAACACTCCGTTTATTGCCGTTGCAATAAAGAAAAGCAACGAGGCGAATATCACTCCAAGCGAATTGTTGAGTGCCGAATGCCAGTTAGAACTCGGCTCGACCGCAACGGCATACGAGCCTTACTCCAACATTTGCCCGCCAGTCGGATATAGTGAGTTGAATTTGACAAGGTGCGGGGTGAATATATGCCCTATCGCCACAATGTCTACCACAAATGGAGGGTATATCAATGCTTCAACTGGAATTATAGGTAGCGTGGTATCTGGGCAGACTTACACTTTTTCGCTTAAAAATGAAACGCCGAAAACGTCCAACCTTGTAGTCCGTATGAAAGTAAACGGTTCTTGGGTAACGCTTGTAGAAGGCAACTTGGTGGCTAATGGGGTGAAAACATATACATTTACGCCTACAAGTAATGGCGATGTAAGTTTAAGTGCATATCTTGGAGAAGATTATTCTCCTGTATTTTCAAAACTGCAACTTGAACTCGGCTCGACCGCAACGGCATACGAACCCTACAACGGCACACCCTATCTCGTTC